TCGCTCCGGTACTGCCAAGACGATGCCCCCGCGAAACCGTATTGACTCTGCGCGGAGATGCTATTACCAACGGCAAGAGTCATCATCTGCGAGGCAAGACCCCCGCCCCCCTCCGTAATGGCGCGGGTGAGGGGGCGCAGGCGGCGACCTAGGTAGGGAGCGAGGACGCCCATCGGTCAGCCCTCGACGTTCATGCCGGAGGAGTCGCCGGTATCCAATCGGCGCAGGCCGAAGGTTCCAGGCGCGACGATCAGGCCCTTGTCTTTGATGTTGGCCGGCGTGAGCTGGTCGAAGGGCTCGTAATCGCTGGTGCCGACCTTGTACGCGATTTCGTACTTCACGCCCGCGTTCGGGGTTTGGTTCGCGGTGCCGGTCTTGATGAAAAGTGCCTTGGTGGCGCCGGAGGCGACGGTGACATCGAAATAGGCGGATGCAGTGGTGCCAACGGCAATCAATTCGGCCATGTGTGTTTCCTCGGTTAGTTCAGACGGACGATGGTGAAGTTCAGATCGGACACGGTGATATTTGTGGCCGACGTGTCATTCGTGACGAACAATTCGACGTAATCGGTGGGGGCGAGCGTCAGGATCACTTGGCAACCCACGGCAGACGCTTCGCCGGAGCCGGTGGTTTTGAACAGCGTGTTGGATTCGGCGAGCGTGGTGCCGTTTTTGGCGATCCGCATGCGCAGCGTTTGATTGTTTCCCGACGTCATCGACGCAAAACCCACGGCGCGGAAATTCTGGGTAAAGGCGCCGGCATAGGTCGCCCGCTGTGTCGTGCCTGTGCTGAACTTCTGGTTCAGGCTGCTCGCCGTCGTGGTGCCGGCGACCTTCACGAACGTACCGGCCGCGCCGATCACCGTCGCCGTGGCGTTGCCGGTCATGCTGTATTGGCACAGCGCCGAGGTATTGGTGATGCCTGTGCAGTTGAAAAACAGCGCCTTGTTCGAGGTGTAGTCGAGGCCGGCCAGATAGGTTCCGCCGCCGGCAAAGGCCACGTTGTCGAGGATGTAGCCCTCGTCGGGAATCGTGGCCGAGGCCGACACGTTGAAGGCCGTTTCCCCGGGCAGGCAGGCCACCGCGCAGTACAGCATGCGGACGCGGCGGGTCACGACTGCTGCGGCCGGAATGGTCAACGTCGTGGCGCCCGTGCGGCCATCGAACAGGCACTCGAAAAAGGCGATCGAGCCCTGCGTGCCGGTGATGGTCAGCCCGGCCGAGTTCTGCAGGACGCATTGCCCCCACACGATGTTGGCGTAATTCTGGATCGTGCCGACCGTGGGCACGTTCTGGAATACGATGTTTTCCCAATTGAGCTGGGCCGTGGTGTCGTTCAGATCCAGCGCGGTACCAACGTCCTTGATCGTGATCGACTCCATGTTGATCGAACTGGTCGAGGTGATCAGCGCGGTCGCCGCGGACAGCCCGGTCGAGGTCAGCGAGCAGTTGTCGGCGGTGTCGCCGAACAGACCGACATTCGCACCGCATACGATCCGCGCGCCGGCCAGGTCAATCGCCGTGGTGATGTAATACGACGTGTTGTTTGCCAGGGTGATGACGCCGGCCACCGCCGCGGGCAGGTCGGTCAAGCTGTAGACGGTGAGGATCTTCGAGGCGTTGGCGATGATCGTCGCCGTCACCCCGTCCGCCGTGGTCGCGCGGACATCGTTGCCGCTCTTGAACAACAGGCCCACCGCATCGGCCTGCGTGGCGCTCATGTGGTAGTGCTGGTTCGCTACCGCGTTGGGCGCGTCCTGAATCGCGCTCACGGTGTTGTGATCGATCGCGCTCCACTCTTTCGCGCCCGTCGCCCCGGTGCGGTAGTAGCAGAAATTCCCCGGCAGGGCGGTATCGCCGTCGAGGTACAGCTGCACGGCGCCCGATGCCGGCGTGCCGGACACCTTCACCGACAGCGCGCCCGCGATGGTGAACGTATCGCCTTCCTGCTCCAGCGCATCCAGGCGCGCGAGGATATTGGCGATCACGTCAGGGTCGAGCAGGCCCGAGTCGTTGGCGAACTGCAGCAGCTGCCGGAAAAACTCGTACCACTCGCGCGACGGCCGGCGGTCCGTGCCGACAATCTCCGCTTGCGCGCGGGGAAGCGAGGGCGCCGTCATTACGGGATCTCGCGGTTGCCAATGGCGATGTAAGCGAAGTCGACGGCGGCGTTGAACTTCCAGTTCGAGGTGCTGTCATCGTCGGGAATGTTGAAATTCACGGTGACGCCGGTCGACGGATTGCCGGGGACGTAGCCCGACACCGACCAGGTGGGCATCGCGCCCGCGGGGGTGGCCGATGTGTTCATCGGGATGATGATCACACCCCACAGCGAATCGAAGCTGGGCGAAAAGCTGATCGTGACCGACGTGAACTTCGTGCCCGACGACGGCGCCGAACCGGTGCCGCGCTTGAACCACATTTTGGTGGCGTCGGTGCTAACGCCGGCCTGAAACGTGGTCGCCGTAACCTCAATTTCCGGGTCCGGCGGCGTCACGTCCGGCACGTCCTGCAGGGTGTAGCCGCCACCGCCATTGGTCACCGGGTACTGGCCGGTGGAGCCGGTGGCGTCGGGCATCTGCAGGATGGATTGCCAGATCAGGTTGGTGCCGTCGTTGCTCAGGAACTTGCCCGTCTGCAGCGCCGGGATCGTCAGCGCCGTATCGCCGCCGGGGATGATGTTGCGGCTCCAGATCGTGGCGCCCAGCGAATCCTTGCAAACCACCGTGTACTCGCCCGAAAGGAAGATCGGCGCGTTCGCGCGCCCGGCCGAGTCCAGCGGCACCGGGTTGGGGTTCAAGTCGCCCACGGCCAGGGCCGGGTCGCTCCACGTATTGCGTGGATTCGTAGTGCCCAGGTCGTAAAACGTCAGGCTCCCGCCGTCGAGGATGCCCAGGCCCAGCAGGTCGAGGAATACCGGGGCGGGGTTGTAAAACTGAAAGGCTGGCATGGTTTGCTATGCTCCAAAAACGCGAAAGCCCCGCGACGGGGCGGGGCTATCAAATGGACGACTGGAAGAAAACGCAGTACCGGATTGACCCGGAACCGGACTACCTGGCGGAAGGCGAGGACTGGTCGGTCATGGCTAAGGTGATAGGGCTTGTTGTCTTAGCGGCGGGCACTATTGGCGCCGGAATTTACTGGCTGGCCGGACTGGCCGGACTCCTCTAGCGCGCTCACCAGGTCCGACACTTCCGGGTCGTGCGCCGCGATCGTTTTCAACACGATCAACTGCTGCGGTAGCGCGCTCACCGGCATTTCGGTCGACTTCGCCAGCCAGTTGACGAACCTGGGGCTGGTCATGGCGCGCGCCATGCCGTTTGCGATCAAGCCCGCGCCAGCAGCCATTGCCGCCGCCGGCCATTGGCCGGTAATCAGCGTGCCGCCCAAAGTCAGCCCGTACCCGATCGCCGCCGCGCGGTTGGCGGTGCCGGAGGGGTTGGCGAACACCTTGGCGCCGTCGCGGACGTTGGCCGCCACCCGAGCCACGCGATCCATATCGGCGGCGAACTGCGGCCCGTGGCGGCCGAACAATGCGCTGCGCGCTTCCGGCGCCAGCTTGTTCCAGTTGGTGAGGAACGTCTGCGCGCTGAACAATCCGCCCTCGTTACCCTGCACCCCCGGCGCGGCGAGACCCATACGCTTAACAACGGCCCCGCTCAGTGCGCGCTGCCCGTCCTTCGGCAGCGATTGCATCACCGCACGCAGCGTGGTCGCGCCGTCGCGGGTGCCGGACATCACAGCCGCGTAAACCTTTTCCGGCCCGCCCTGTCGCTCGATAGCGTGCTCGATAGCTTCAAGTCGGCCGATCCTGGCGCCGTAGTAGGCATTGGCCCGTTTCCATGCAGCCTTCGCCTGCGGCGTTGTAGCGGCGGCCTCCATATCGGTCGTCAGTGCGCCGTATAGTGCCTTCCACTTGCTGCGCGGCACGTTGTCGACCAGCGAATAATTGTCGATCTCGTTACCGACGAGGGTGCGCAGTTTCGCCAGCGCTTCATACGGCAGGCGGTTGTCGACCATGCCCGAAAGGTACTGATTCACCTGCCCGTCAATGTCCGCCGCAGTCGGAATGTTGGGCCGGGGCGGGGCCGGATGCTGGGCAGAAAGCCCCAGCGCCCGATTGTTGGCGTTTTGCGCTTCCACGCTGCGCACCTGCTGGGCATAGGCGGCTTCTTGCTGCTGCGCCTGCTGCGTAAGCTGCGCGCGCAACGATTCCGCCTGTTGCTTCACGCCGGGTCGGCTCAGTACCGCCGCGATGCCGCCGGTGTCCTCGGCAAGCGCGCTTTGGATGCCTTGAATGCGTGCATTCTGGAAGAACTTGGCGACGTTGGGCGCCCCCTCGATGGACGCATTGAGGTCGGCGAGCGCTTGCCGGGTTCCGCCGACATCGACGCGGGAATCCGCGGGAATGGATTGGTCGACCTTGGCATACAGGGAGTCCGCGACCTTGCGCGTTTCGGGGATGAAACCTCCCTCGTCGCTGATGCCGCGCACGATCGCCTTGCCTGCCTGCTCACCGCCGGCCGTGGGCGACAGAGACCGTCCGCGCTGCTGCAGCCCTTCGCCGATGTCGGCCGCCTGCCCTTCGGCGAAGCGCGTCATCACGCCGACACTGGTCGGGCCGCCGGTCAACAGATTTTCGACGCCTTGCTGCGCGCGGCTCCCGGTGGCCTGCCCCACGGACGGCGATGCGCCCAGCGAGCGGAAGTCGTCAATGGTGCGCTTCATGGCTAGGCGGCCACCTGTGGGCACGCCGTTCGCATCAAGTCGCCCTTCGCCGCCGCGGATCAGCCCGCGCACCGCCGCAGAGCCACCGGTGCGAATGGCCGTGGGCGACAGGCCGCCCAACAAACCCGCGACCACCTGCGCACCGGTGCCGCCGCCGGCTTCGCGCGTTGCCGAGCTGGCACCGGTGCCGGCGACCGTGCTGGCGATCTGCGTTCTCGGCGCGGCGAACAATGCCTCGCCCACGTCCCGCACCACGCCTGGAGCGCGCGCGAGCAAGCCACGGCCCACGCTCATGATCCCGCCGCCACCGACCAGCGCCGAGGAAACGTCGTCGCTGATGCGCTCCTCGGTGGTTTCGGGGCGTGCAAGTCCCAGCTTGTCGGCCAGGTAGTCGGCGTTTTCGCGCTGGCTGCGCATCGGCACGCCGCGAACCTTCTGTTCTGCGTAGTTGATCAGGTCGCCGCCGAGCAGGCTGGTCAGGTCATAGACGCCGTGCAGGATCGAGCGCCCGCCCAGGCTGGCGGTGCGGCCCAATTGATCCAGAATCGACGGCTCTTTCGGCTTGCCGGTGATCATCCGCGCGAAGTCGGAATTGTTGGCGGGGTTACGCCCACCGGTGCCGCCCGTGCCTCCGCTCGGCTGCGACTGCTTGGCCTGCGCATAGGCTTGCGCCAAGCGGCGCGCATCCTCGACGTTTCCGGCCGCATCGGCAGCGCGCAGGGCCTTTTCGATCTGTTCAAGCGTCGCCATAGGTCACTGCCCGTATTTGGTGAGAAGGTCGCCGATATCGCTGCCGCCGCGGCGGTCCTGCTGCTGCGGGGCTGGCGACTGCGCCGCCTTCTGTGCCAATTCCCGCATTGTCTGCAGGGCGGCCAGACGCTCGCCCACCGTCAAATTGTCGTTGGCCAGGTCGCCGGCCGCCTGCTGGTACATCGCTACATCAATGTTTGACTGCGGTCCCTCGAAGCGAGGCACCTTGGCGACCAGCTTCGCGGCCAGGACTTTGAGCCCAGCGGTGGCGCGGCGCCCTTCCGTGCTGACGTTGAACGCGCCGAGAAGGCTGTCTCGCGCCGCGCCCAACTGCCCACCCGTGGCGCGGCCCAACAGGACCTTGGCGCCGTCGAGCAGGGCAAGCGTCGAGTGCGCGTCAAGCACGTCCTTTGCGGATTTTGCGTCCCGCTCACCCTCGTACTTGCCGACCGCCGACGCGGCGGCCTTCTTGCGCTCGTTCTCCGCCTCGGCGTCGCCACGCGCGGGAAGCGCGGCGATCTGCGCTTGCTCGCGCGCGCTCGTTTCGGCGCCGGCCTTTTCAGCGGCCGACTGTCCGACGCCGAGCGCGGGGTTCGCCCTGCCCGGTGGCATGGTGGGCGGCGACACGGGGGCCCCGTTCTGGGTGACGTACTGCGGCGGGTTGCCCTGTGCGTTCACGAACGAGTCAATGTCCGCATCCGGGTAACCGGCCTGGCGCATCAGGCTCGCGGTCTGCGCGATGCGCTGATTCTGCTCCGGTGTGAGTCCGTCGAAATTAACCGTCATGGCAGCGGGAGCAGGTGCGCCGCCATTGAGCGATGCTCCGCCCCCCATCGGCGAAAAGTCACCCGTGGTTTCGTCGTAGATTTCCACGACGCCCGTGCGCGGATTCTTGCGGGACATCCGCTTGCGCCCATCCAAGCCCTCGACGACTTCGAAGCCAAAACCGCCCGTAGCCGGGCGCCCTTCGACGCCGACGCCGACGCGCATGGCGTGCTGGTACTCAGGCGTCCCCGGCTGGAATCCCGCGGCGCGCGCCTTCATGTCCAACTCGCGGAAGCCGGTCGGCAGGCCAGAGGCGTCCGCGCCCAGCATCGCAATGCGGGCCTTCGCTTCGTTGAATTTCGGCTCCGCCTCGGCGAACGTGGCCGGCGGCGGTTGGCCGAAGCGGGCGAGGTACGGGCGCACCTGCTGAAACGCGGCCTCCACGGCCTGCGGGTTGCCGGTCTTTTGTGCCTGCTCGATGTAGTCGATGGCGCCTTTCAGGCGTCGCGTCTGGTCATCGCCGGCCTTCTGGTACTGGCCGGCGACTTCCGGGTCGATGGCCGCCGCCTGCTCATAGGCGCCCGGATCGCCCGCGATCACCTGCGGCGCCAGCCCGGTCAGCATGTTGCGGCGCTGGTCGGCTTCGCGGTCCTTGCGCTGCGCGGTGCCGAAGGCGAGGCCGCGCTGGTAGCTGCCGGCGATGTCGAAATTCTGAAGTTCGGCCATGATTAGCTGCCCGGTCCGTTAGGGGAGAAGACGCCGCCGGTCTGCTGCTGCGGACCGAAAAGTCCGGTGTAGCCGCCGGTCGAGCCGTAGCCGCCACTCAGGCCGCCGCCGGTCAAGCCGCCACCGCCGAAGTTGTAAGCCGACTGGCGCCCGCCCATGTACTGCCCGGCCAAGCCGGAAAGGCCGGCGGCCGCATTGCCCCAGGCGTTGGCGCCGTTGATCGCCGCATTGCCCTGCGCATTGGCGGCGCCGGTCAGCAGGTTGCCGATATTGCCGGCGGTGCTCTGCGCCATCGAGCCCTGCCCGGCGATGGCGTTCTGGCCCATCGCGGCGAGGTTGTACTGGCGGTTGTAGAAGTCGTTGAACCCCTGCGACGCCATGCCTTGGCCGTAGGCGATGCGGTCGGCATCGGTGCCGCCGGCATTCACCGCGCCGCGTGCGGCGGCACTCCGGTCCAGGCCCTGCATGCCCTGGTCGAAGCGGAACTGGTAGTCGGGCGACTGCTGGAAGCTGGAGAAATCCCCGGCGTTCAGCGCGTTGATCGTGCCCAGCGCACCGGTCCCGGCCTGCATGTACGGCGCGATGTTGTGCTGGTACTCGTTCCGCGCGGCCTGCTGCTCGGCGATGCTGGCATCGGCGGCGTGCTGCTGCGCGGCGGCGGCCTTGTCGCTGGCCTTCTTGCCCATGTAGGCGGCGCCCACGGTGGCGACGGCTGCGGCTGCTGCAAATGGCATGGTCTTACCCTCCCGCCTCTCGGCGCTTCATTTCGTTGTAGATGGCTGGGTCAAACCGCCACTTGCCCATGTGCGGTTGAATTTGAATGTCGCGCAGCTGCCGGTAGCGGGTCGCGTCGAAGGCGATGCCCGGCAGCAAAAAGGCCCACAACGCGCGGGCCTTTTCTTCGTTCCACAGGTCGGTGAATCGCCACCGTCGACCGTCGACCGTGGCGAGCGCGTCGTGCAATGGCTCGATGCAGCCCCCCAGGCCGATCCGGTGCAGTGAGGCGTCACAGGCGCCTGGGTCGCGGGTGATGACGGCGACGGGGCACTCCTGCCGCGCCAGCCATTTCGGGAACAGGTACGCCCCGGTGCAGCTGATGCCGAAGCGGCGCGCGTCGCGCGGCCAGTCCTCGGGCAGCGCAGCGGCAAATGGGTCGTGCAGGCAGAGCGAACGATCGGTGGTCAGCCACACCGACAACCACGTCGTGGCCGAGCGCGGCAGGCCCAGCACGATGAAATCCATCACCGCACGCAAACGATCAGGCTGATGCGGTCGGTGTCGCTGTCATTGGTCACCCAATGGCTGCGGTCGTTGTGGAAGCCGTACACGTCGCCGTCGTTGGCGCGTAGCTCCTCGCCGGCGAAGCAAAACGCCTGGCGCTGATTGCCTTGCACCTGCACGATGAACTTGCGGTGCGACTCAGCGTGCCAGCCGGTGTCGACGTGCGGCGCGACCTGCCCGCCCGGCGGGACCTTGGTGATCAGCACGCCCCCGATGCGCTCGGCCCCGACCAGCCGGCGCACCTTGCGCGCCAGCGACCAGGCCGCGGGGATCTGCGCAATGCAGGGGAACCATTCCGACACATGCGCGCCGCTGTGATAGGCCAGCACGTCGCCCGCGAACTCGCGGAACGGGCGGTAGCGCACCCAAATGTCGGACACGTCGCTGTGTGGGTTGCCATAGCCGACCGTCCGGTGCGTGTGCTCGTTCCACAGTTCGGGATGCTCGGCCAGCTGCTGCTGCAGCGACGACACGTCCCAGCCCGACGCCACCGGCCAGATGGAATCACCCATCGGTCGGCTCCAGCGTCGCCACCGCGCCGAGCAGGTCGGAGCGGCAAAACGACGACACCCGCACCTGGAAGATGCGATTGCGGAACTTGCCCAGCTGCGAGAACTGCACGCGCTTGCCGTATTCGCCCGACTCGCCCAGCGAGCGCTCGCGCCAGTTCGACCAGGTGCGCCCGCCGTTGTCGCTGTAGCGCAGCAGTACCTTGCGATCGCTCATGGCGTGAACCCCAGCACGGCGACGCCCGTGGCGGCATTGGCGGTGAAGCCGTAGCCGTGCAGGTGCGCCTGCCACGTCACCCCGTAGTCGGTGGAGCCGATCGGGTAGAACAGCCCCGCCGCGTCCTGCGCCATCGCGATCACCTCGGTTCCGGTTTGCGCGATCAACTGCAAGTTGTTCGCATCGAACTTGCACGACGGGGTGGTGACCATTGCCCATGTGGTGGTGCCGTTCGCCGAACGACAAATGTTCACAGCAGTCCCCACCGCGCCGGACTTGTGGATACTGATCCAGCTGCCATCGCCGAGGCGGGCCGCGTCCACAAACTGCCCGGCCGTTGCGGGCAGCGCGACCGTGGTCAGGGTGGCGCCGTTGGTCGAATAGCGGTGCAGGTCGGACAACCCGCCGCCGCAAAACAGGAACATGCCAGCGCCATAGCGGATGCCTTCGCATGTGAACCCCGTGGCCTGCGACGAGCCGAAGGCGCCGCCATTCAGCGAAACCTTGTAGTTGGTGCTGCCGGTAGCAATGATGCAGGCGTCATCGCCGGCAATATCGGAGGCGCCAATTCCCAGGGAAATCGTAGTCCACGGGCCGTCGATGCTGGGTGCGGTGTAAACCGTGGCATCACTGGCACTCGGAACGATGGCGTACACCTTGCCGGTCGCTGTAACGATGGCCTTGGTAATGGCGGCGTTCGGCCAATTGGCGAGCGTCGCGAAACTGGCGCCGTAGTTGTTGGAGACCTTCGCCGTGCTGGCATAGAACACGACGATGCGCTGGCCGTAGGTGATTACCCTGGCCGCGCCGGTGATGCCGCTAAAGCTCTGTGTCCAGGTGGCTCCGGTTCCCGAAACGTATAGGCGATCTGACGCATCCGCCATCGCGAGGATATGGAACGGCAGCATTTCCGCCGAATCGGCAACGCTGAAATGCGCGCCCAGCGCATCGGTGCCGCCCACGGTCCACGAATAGCTGCCGGCCGTGGTGTAGGTGTACGTAACCAATCCATTGGCATCCATCGTCGCGCCCGGCGGCAGCGAGCCCGATAGGACGGTGATCGCGCTGTAGGGCGCCACGCCACCCGTGACGACGTATTGCAACGTGCCGCTATCGCCCACAAGGCCATCGGGCAAGTCGCCCGTGATCGTCACTGCCGGCGGCAGCTGATCGGCCGGCACCACGCCCGAGCCGCGCCCGGTGTCGAAGATCAATTCGACATACGGACACAGCACCGCGTTTTGGTTGTCATTGACGGCGGGGCCGGTGCGCTCGCGCACGATCGGGTCGCCGATTTCGTGCGGCGCCTCCTGGTCCTCCAGCTTGAACAGCAGGCCGGTGCGGTAGTCGCCACCGATCCACATGCCTTGCCAATTGGTGAGGGTGTTCAGGCGCCAGCGGTTCAGGCCGTAGGACTCGCGGCGGCCCCATTGGAGGCCCGGCGGCTGCGTCACGTCGTAGCCCCAGGTGTGCCCATCGGGGAAGGTCCAGTACGCGACCTTGTGCCCTTCCACTTCCCACACGAAGCCGAAGGCGTTTTCCCAGTCCAGCCCGGCGATCGCCTCGCTGATTGGGCCGGGCGAAATCGGCTGCGCGCCGTAGCCGTTCAGGCGGTAGAAGATGCCGTCATTGCCCAGCCACATCAGGGTGTTGTCGAGCTTGACGATGGTGTGGCGGCCGGCGCAACCGCGCTCGATCACGATGCGCTTTGATTGGAAGGTGTTGGTGCCGGCGCCGGTATTGGTGAAAAACTCGGTCGTCTTTTGGCTGAACACCACCGCTTCCAGCTGGTTCGCGGCGATGCCCACGATCTTATCGGGCGAGGCTTCCGCGTCGTACTGGTCCAGCGTGTTGTAGTCCAGCGCGTTGTCGAGATTGCTGTGGAACCAAAAGCGCCCGAACGGCTCGACCTGAATCATGTAGTGGTCGAGATAATCAGCCATCACCGCGTTGGGATAACCCGAATCGGTGATCTTCGTCAGCGTGGCGGCCGAGGTGTCCCACACGTAGCCGGCGGCGCCATTGACGATCAGCAGCTGGTTGCCGTAACCGCGCTTGTTGTGCGACATCGACACGCGGCCCACGCCGGGGATCGTGCCGCGCAAGGTGGCGGCGCCGCTGGTGGCGACCTCATACAGCCCATTGCCCGACACCACGAACAGCTTGCCTTCCACGTCGCGCGAGCCGCGAATGGGGCCTTCGCCGCATTGCGTGAAGTAGGACAGGCCCGGCGGCGTCACCAGCATGACGTTGGTGCGCGTGCCTTCGACCTCGGCGACCTGGCACAGCCAGTTCACGGTGTCCTGGTGCGCCCACGACCGCGTGCTGTCACTGTAGCTGCCGCCGATCAGGTTGGCCGGGGTGTAACGCATCAGCCGGCGCCCGTGTAGAAGTCGCCGACGCGCGCGGTGCTGGCGGCCGGCAGGTCGTAACAAAGGCGTGCGGCGTCACGCGAGGCGATGTCGGCCATCAATGCGGCCTTGCCGGCGCGGGCGAACTCGACCACATCGGCGCCCGGCTGCACGCCGTAGCGCGGCGCCAGCTTCAGCGCCAGGTTGAATCCCAGCGCCTCCTCGGCTTCGGCCGGGGCCGGCAGGTCGCCATCGGGGTCGGTCACATCGACCCACCCCAAGGCGATGCCGCTGGCCTCCCAGCGCGTCACCATCAGATTGAGCGCGCGCATGGCATCTTCGAGTTGATACGCCTCGGGCGCTTCCGTCGCGTCGACCACCTTCAGGTGCGACAGCGCATCGCGGATGATCACGGCGACGGCGGTCATTTACGCGGCCTTCTTCTTGGCGACCTTGGCCGGCTTGTCGGCTTCGGGGCCTTCGCCGTGCGGGTAGTAGCCCTCGGTGGCGGCGTGCGCCTGCTCGCCTTCGTCAGCGACAAACACGTAATCCGTCAGGTCCGTGCCGTCCTTGAACAGCGTGGTCGGATACTGCTTTTCGATCTGTTCCATCTGGTTCACCTTTTTGACAGTGGTGGCGCCGAAAAAAGGGAGGCCCCCGAAAGGGCCTCCCAACGCTTCCCGACGAGGAAAGGGCTTACTCGGTCACGCGGCAGCTGTGATCCGGGCGGATCGCCGCCGGCAGCGCGAACAGCACGTCGATACGGGTGTGCTCCGTATCGGTCTGGCCGTTGCCGAAGGTCATCACGCGGACGCTGATGCCCTTGACCGTGGCGGTGTAGCCCTCGCACGAAGCGAGCACCGGCAGCGGGGCGAAGGCAGTGGCGAACGCGTCCTTGTGGAACACCAGGTTCTGCGCCTTGGACTGCAAGGCGGTGCCGAAGATGGTGATCGGGGCCGAGTCGGCGGCCAGGTTGCTGACGGTGCCGATGACGCTGGCGCTCGACACGGTGATGGCCGGGTAGATCGACACGTTGCCCGCGCCACCCGCGTAGTCCGCCGTCACGACGAACTGGCGCAGCTGGCCGTTGCTCACACCCGTGATCGGATGCACCGCGAACACGCCGGCGATGGTGAAGATCGTGCCCTTCGGAATCGCGCCCGTGCCGGTCTTGACCGCCATCGAGGAACCCGAGACGGCGGCGCCGTTGATCAGGTAGCCCGCGCCGGCGCCGTTGGTGTGGACCGGAATCGACAGCTGCGAGTAGAAGTCGAGGCCGGCGAAGCGACCCACGGCGTTCTCGTTGAACTCGCCCTGCAGCTCCTTGGCGGAATGGAACAGGGTGCTATTGGCTTCGGCCAGGGCGATGTTGGAATCGACCGAGAAATGCGCCGAGCGGTTGTCCTCGGGACCGGCGAAGCGGTCGAGCACCGCGGCCGCCTGGCGCCAGGTCGTGCGGGTGCTGGGGACGGCGCCCCAGGTGCCCACGACGTTCGGGGTCTGATCCTTCATCGAGGTCAGCAGCAGCGCATTGACCTTGCTGGACAGCGAGTTCATAGCCGGGCGCAGGAAGCGCTTTTCAAAGTCGGCCACTTCGAGCTTCTTTTCCTTCGAGGTGAACGACAGCGGCACGTGGTACTGCTGGTCGACGGTGAGGTTGACCGAGGATTCCGCCTGCGACGGGGCCGAACCACCGCCGGCAAACGAAGCGCCGGAATAGGTGGTCGGAACCGGCGGGATCTTCACGCGGACGGTTTCGCCCGGCTTGTAGCCCTGCGTTTCCTTACCGAACTCGTCTTCACGATCGGTGTTGAGGTTGGCAACAACCATGTTTTCTTCGACCAGCATGGCCGCCGCCTTGCGGGCGATCAGCTGGTGGGTAAGAGCCTGGGTACCGTTGGGCATTGCTATCTCCTAGCGAATTGGTTTTCGCCCTAGCGCTTGCGGCGGCGTTCGCGGTCGGCGCGGTACCAGTCGTCGTCGGTCAGCTTTTCGGCTGGCGTTTCGGCAACGGCACGGCCTCCGACACGCGGCGGCGGCGGCGGGGCTTGGGTGAGGGGTTTGGGGGGTGGAACGAATGCGGGTGCGGCCGGCGGGATAACCGCGGGCGGCGGCGCTGCACTCAGGCGCGCGGCGAGGCGTTCAACGGCGGCGGCCTGAAGTTCCGGCCGGATCGACGCGATGTTGAACAGGGCTTCGTCGTTATTGGCGAGGTGGTACGCAATCTCCGGCCCGCGTTCGTGGGCCATCACGGCAAGCTGAAGCTCGGGCGTAAGCATCCGCTGATCGATCAAGCCGACCGCCTCCATGAAATCCGGGTGCGATTCGGCGAATGCGTCGACGCGCTGCATGTACGTGTCGACGGTGGTCTGCTGCTTACGCTGGCTTTCGGCTTGCTGGTGTTCTTTGGTCAGTTCCTGGCGGGTGTAATCGATGTTGGCGCGCTGCCACCGCTCCAGATCCCACTCGAAGTCCTCCAGGCGCGGCGGGCCATCGTGATCGGCCGTCTGCGCGGCCTGGCGCGGCTGCGCATGGCGGCCCTGCTCGACCTGGCGTTGCAACTCCGCACGGGCGCGGCGCTCCTCGGCCAGATCCGCGTTCAACTTGTTGATGTAGTCGCGCGTCCGGTTGCGGCTCTTGTCGCCGTCCTTTTTCGCTTCCTCGGCCTTGGCCTTGTCCTCGGCGGTCGGTTCGGGCTTGGCGGCCTGCTGCTGTTCCTGCAATGCGGCCTGCGCGTCGTTGGTCGGCGGGGCTACTGCGGCGGGCGCAACATCGCCCGCACCGCTGTCGGCGGTGGTCGTTTCGGTGGTCATGGCATCCTCGCGGGGTCCGGCGAATCCGCGCCGGTTCGGTCGGGCTTAGCCCGTGAACTGCGGGCCGGACGGCAAACCGTCAGGCGAAAAAAAACCGCCTTGCGGCGGCTGGATGGGTTGCATGGACTCGGGCGGTAGCGATGGGGATCGCAACTGCATCGGAGGCCCTGGCATTGGCATTGGCGGCGGCGGCAGCGCGGCCACCATCTGCCCGCCGGCCTGCAGGTTCTGCAGGTGAACGGCCAGCGTGTCCTCGATCAGCTTCCGGATCTGGAACGGCGTCATGGACGCTTCGCCCTGCGCCTGCGCGGCCTTCGCTTCCGACAGCGCGGCGTCGGCCATTGCCTTGCGGGCGTCAGCCTCTGCACGCGGATCGGGCCGCTGCGGGGGCGGCGGCGCCTCGCCTTCCTTCGGTTCTAGCAGGCCCTGGCCCACCAGCACCTTGCGGATAGCGCCGTCGATCGCTTCCATGCCCGGCAGGTCCTGGTTCTGGATCACGGCATAGGCGAGCAGCGGGCCGAGCTGCGGCAGGGAGTTGCCAATCTGCCCGGCCATCTGCGCGAAGGCGTCGGCCGCTTCCATGCGCTGGGTGGCGTAGCTCGGGCCGACCGTCACGGTGACGTCGTACTTGCCCTTCTTGATGTCGTTGACCACGACCGTCTTGCCGTCCGGGGTGGGCATTTCCTGGTACAGCGTCTTGAACTTGGCCCCGCCGTCCTCGCCGAGGATGCGCACCACACGCTGGGTGTCGTACACGCGCGGGATCATGTCGACCACAATTTCGGTGCTGTAGCGGATCGCGTAGGCGAGGTTGTCGATGAAGTTGAACGTCGACGTGGCGCCCTGCTGCTTGCGCGCATTGATCGCCCGGCCGCTGGTCTCGTTCGAGGTCTGCCCCAGGCTGGCGTTGAACTGGCCGGTACTGGCCTTGATGTCGTCGTTGTCCATGCCCGCGGCCTGGATCAGCGCGACCGGCACCTGCGCCTGCTCGGTGCGCTTGGGCGGACCGGGGGTCTTGTCGGTCTCGTTGTAATAGATGACCGGATAATCCTCGGCGTTGGCGTTGCGCCACATCTCCTCGAAGCCTTCCGTCTGCGCCGGGGTCGCCACATACGGCGCCTTCGGCGCCTTGGCGATCGCTTCCACCAGCGCGGTGCGGTGCAGGTTGTGCAGGCGCTGCTGATCCTTGGCGAAGCGCACCAGGCCGGACCAGTAGCTCACCCCGTCGATCATCTGGATGTTGCCCCAGGTGCGCACGATCGGGATGTACTTGGACAGGAACGCATACGGCTCTGTCAGCCATTCGTGGCCGTTGGTCATCCGCATGAACACCTTGTGGCCGTCGACGGTGCGGCGCTTGTCGACGGTGACCTGCGAGGCGGCCAGCAGTTCCTCGGCCTCGGCGACCGTCACACCGGCCTTGTCGGCCAGTTCGTCGGCCACCACCACGCGGCCGTCCGACAGCGCCCACACCTCGCGCTTCATCGGCTCCTTGTACCAGTACTCGCACACACGCACGTTGTCAGCTTCGCGCCACAACTTGCCGCAGTGGGCGTCGTTGTCGAAGTCGACCATGTTCGCCTTGGGATACAGGCGCTCGAACTCCGACTTGGGTACCAGGTCTTCGAGGAACCAGTAGCGGGCGTCGCGCAGGTCGATTTCCACTGCCGCGATGTCCGGCTTCGAGGAAAACGGGTTGCGGATCGGGGTAATGCGGATGTCCTGCTCGAAGTCGTCGTCGCGCAGGTAATCGGTGCAGATACGCCAATCGCCGAACCCGCCCTTCACGGCGAAGTCGAAGGCGATGTCATAGGCGTGGTCGGCGTTGCTGCTCGATTCAATGTCGCGGGTAATGCCCTGCATCAACTCGGCCAGTCCGCGGTCGTCCTCGCCCTTGCCGCGCACCTTGCCCTGCGGCCGGCTCTGGCGCATTTCGTTCACGACGTTGATCACGTGGCCGCGCAGCTTCGGGAACTCGTAGCAGCGGCGGTTGGCGCGGCGCTTCTTGGTTTCGGCGTCCCACTGATTGCCCGGCACGTCCACGAACAGCACGTCCTCGCGGGACTCGTCATAACGGCTGGCGTAGAACTCCGATGCCTCCTCGTAGCGCTTGCGCATCAGCGACAGCGCATCGTCGGCGCTCGCGGGGGCGTCGCTGGCGATTTTCTTGGATCGGGCCATGTTCAGTAGTCCACCGCGTAGGTCATCAGGTCGATCTTTGGCGCCACCCGTACCGGCTCGGCGAAGGTCAGCATTAGGGAGTCGGCGTGGTCGGGCGACTTGATGCCGCGTTTCTTCGCGTCATCCTTGGATTCGATCAGCCGCAGGCCGTTCCGATACAGGTACTTCAGCGCGCACAACTCGGCCTTTAGGGTCGGATCGTTGGGCAGCGAAACGGGGCCGTCTTTCAGCCACTCGCGCCCGCCGTCCCACACCTTGGCGCGCAGGTTGTAGTTCGTGCCGTCCTCGACCCGGATGGCGGTATTCACCCCGACGATCTGACACGGCCAGGCCGCACCCTTCGCCAGCTCGGCCAGGCGATCGCAGCAGCCCGCGCCCACACCGATCACGTCGACCGCGATCTGTGCCGGCTGCTCGACCTTGGCCTGTGCCCATACCTCGTTCGCCAAGGCCATCGTGTCGACGCCCTGCCAACGCTGCTGCGGGAACACGACGCGACCGCGGCGCTTGGTCAGCACCGACTTGTCGTCGCCGAAGCGCGCCACGTCGAGGCCCCACTGCACCGGCCCGATCGGTTCCACGTCCGCCGGGCCTTTCGCCTGCGCCGCCTCGACCAGCACGCCGGGGATGAAGGCGTCCGTAACGGATGCCTCGTAATCGATGTCCACTTCCTGCGCCAGCACCACCGGATCGAGGTCGCGCTGCTGCTTTTCGTACCACTCCGAGCCTTTGCGCGGGTCATCCTTCCAGTGGAAGGTGAACACCTCGACGCGGCCGCCCTTGCGCTTCTTGTAAAACGGGTTGCCGGCGCCGTTCGGTGTCGACACGTCGCCCTTACAGTTCGAGGTCTGCGACAGCGCCGCGTCGATCGACTCGGGCCGCTCGTAGAACGCGGATTCGTCCTTGAAGTAGATCGAGGTCCGGTTGCCGCGGCCGATGTTGTCGCCGGCCTCGCCGATGATCGCCGCCCCGTTTTCCGGGTTGGTGATGCGCATGAAGGGCGCGCAGGTCTTAGCGTCCCAGCCCTTCGGCCGGAACTCCTTGGGCAACAACTCGATGAACTGGCGCACCTTCCAAAACAGCGACTTGGGGTCACCGATGCGGTCGACGTACTCCTCCTTGCGCGAGCCGAAGCCGACCACCGTCCCTTTATGGAACGTCCACATCCACACCGCGAAGCCGACGCACAGCCAGGACACGCCCATATCGCGGGACTTCTCGGCCAGCCAGTCCTCGCGCGCCAGCCACTTGCGGCGCACGAAGTCGATGAACTCGCGCTGCTTGGAGAACAGCAGGAACGGCACCGTGGTGGGTAGCCCTACTTCCGCATTGCGCGGGTCCGTCGTCATGCCGAAGTCATGAATGAAATCAGCAGGATTGTTTCGGTAATGCTCCTTTACGGCCGTCAAAAGCGAGGGGTCAGCGCGAAGCCGGATCAGCCTGGCCGCGCGATCCTCGTAAACCTTCGAGTATTCGGGCCGGCGCCAGTCAAAGCCTTCCATTTGCCGCCCTTCGCCTTTCCATCGTCGCCGCGAACGAAGCCTTTTGCCGCGCCACCTGCTCAGGGGTGCTCTTTCGCCCCGTCAGCGTTGCGCGAATCTTCTGCTTTGTCTCTTCGTCTATCGGAATGCCAGCCCGCCCGGTTGGACGGCCAAGCTTCTTGGCGCGAATGCGGGCCTTCGTCTCTTCGGAATGCCGCTTCCCCGTGTTGCCACTACCCTTGCGACGCAATGCGAATGCCGCTTTCGTCTCTTCCGTGTGTTTGTATCCCAGCGTATTGCCGGCCACCGGAGCAGCATTCAGCGCCGGGCGCAGCGCATCGATCGCCGCCTGTTCGTACATCACAACATCGGCAGGGGCGCAGATGATCAGGCGCTCAAACATCAACGCATCCACGCCATGCTTGGCCGTGATCGCCTGCAGCGCCCGGTTGTGATGCGTTCCGCGGCGCAGGTGATGGCGATGAACCCGCCAGCGCGACGCGAAGTTGACCGCAGACCCCACATAGAACCGACCATCTGGCGCGACGACGCGGTAAACGCCCGCTTGATGATCAGCCACCGCCGTTCAGCATCCGCAAATAGGCTTCACCCGGATCAAGCGCCACCGTGCCGGAATGCTCCAGGCCGATCGGGGCGGCAGGATCGCCGGCCAGCGTGGTCCGGTCGCCGTATTCCTTCGGCGCCGCGGCCTTCGCACGCCAGCGGAAATGCTGGGCCAGTTCCTTCGCCCGCGACAGCTCGAACGGGTCGCCCGCCTGCCGCAGCTCGGACTCGGCCGCCTCGTCCCACACGCGAGCCATCGCCCGGCGAACCTCGCGCGCACGCGCGGAGCGTTCAGGATCAGCGTCGAGCCACGCCGACAGCGAGCCGATCGAGACGCCCGCATCCTCTGCGATCTGCGTCAGGGTCTGCTTGTCCGCGATGGCGGCGCACACGGCTTCGATGCCCAGGGCGTCCAGCGCATTGCGGGCTTTCGGCTTTGGGCTCACGGCCAGCTCACCGTAGCGGTCGGCGCACACTCGCCGCGGACTCCCACAAGGAAGCGCTGGGACAGCTTGCGGCCGGTGTTGGTCGTGGCGTGCAGGGTCAGGATGGCGCCGCCCCAATTGACGGCATTGGCGTTCACGGTGGCGATGCCATCGGCCACGGCCAGGCCGGACAGGGTGACGCAGGAACTGGTGCTGCCCCAGGTGGCCGAGGCGATCGTTTCACCGTTCAACGCGCCATTGAGGTCGCAGGCGTATCGCTGCACATCGCCCTTAGACAGCTGGGATTCGTGGTCCCTCACCTGGTAGGCGCTCGCGTAGGCTTTGAATTGGCGGCTCATTTCCTACCCCGTGTTGCCAGCCCTTCCAAAGCGCCCTGGTAGGCGGCCCCAATGTTGGCAAGGGGGGCAAAGAAACCGGATCGGCCCACTTCGCGCCCCACCAGGTGGTTGACCCCCTTGTAGACCTGTTCGGCCGGAGGTAGCACCAGCATCGCAAGCGATCCCTGCACGGGGTTCCTTTGGACGTACTCGCGTGCAAAGGCGCGGCGATCCTCCAGCGCAAGTGCGCGCTGCCCCTGTAGCGTGCGATCCCGCTCCCGCATGGCTCTAACCTCATCAAAGCCGGGCGCCTGCGCAGCCGAGGCGAGCAGATTGGCCTGGTACTTGTCGAGTAAGCCGCTCACCGCTGGCGCTCCGCTACCAGGGTTGCTTGGCAGGCGCGGGCGTAGGCGTCGAACTCGGCGCCGATTTGAACAAGAGCGCTCGAATCCGCTGCTCGGCGTGCGGCGGCTGCATCAGCATCTCCGGCGGGGGCGGCAGCCTGGCCGGGGACGGACACACCACCGCGCCAGTGCTCGCGCAGCTGCAGAGCGCCAGAGAGCAGGCCAGCAGCCACGTTATCGGCGCGGGTCTTGGCATCGGATAGATCCTCGTAA